CCTTTAGACTCAGCTTCGGCTTTTTTGTTGCCAGTGGGTTTTACCTTGACCATAGCGACTGCATCGCCAGAGGGCTTTTTCTTTTCTTTTACAACGTCGCTTGAACCGCCTTCTTTCAGCTTTTTGGGCTTGAAGTTTTTGGCTTGTTCAATGTCTTTAAGATCAGCAGCGGTTTTCTTTTCGCCATACACAGCGCCGCCATCTTTTTTGAATTTTTTAACAGTGCCGGTTTCTTTTTTAGCACGACCACCTTTACGCAGCTTAATTTCGCTGGCGTCTTCTTTATCGTGTTCTGCCTTGTCGTGCTGTTTGAATGCTTTTTTGATCATGGCCTTGTCTTGGGCCATGTCTTTCTTCTCCACTTCACCACCGGCTTTTTTCTTGGTCATGCCACCGCCGCAGTACTTTTCTGCCGCTTTAGTGGTGCTACCACCGGATTTCATTTTGGGGAGTGTTTTGAAGCCGTCCATGTTTTTGTCCTCTAGAGTGTTTATTATTGACGGGGAATTGATCAGATTCCCTATAACTACTAATGCAAAAAAGGACCTTTTCAGGCCCTTTCAAACAGCGCTTTTTCCTTTTTTCTGCGCTCTATTAATTCTGGTGGTTTGTTCCAAAGCAAGAAATCATTAGCAGCTTGGGCATAATTCAACTGATTAAGATGCCGCAATACCGAAGATTCTGTAAAATGCTCTGTGCCAATATTAAAACACAGGCTACACAGCGCATCAAATTGGTTTTGATTAATGGGCGCTCGGACCATTTTATCGATGCAACGTTGGCATTCTGCCAAGTCTTGGCGCAATAGACTGTCAACACCTATCTTTGTAAGCTCTGTCGTAATAAGATGCTGCTCGTTGGGTTTAATCAAATGCCCAACACCAATCGTCCAAAGCCCCTTGGTATCCTTATAGGCTCGGGTCCTAAACCCCTCAAACCCAATAATTGTATCAAGGGTTGATTGCTGAATCACGTTGTCTTAGAAAGTTTTGTAAGTCAATGAGTTGCTTAGACAACTGTTCGTATTTGAGATTGTTTTCAATGGCAATACTCAAAACGTCCGTCTCACTTACTTGGCTGGTAACGGTGTCAGTGGCGGAGGCGGCAACATCAATGCTGCTGGGGGTTGGGGGCACATCACTGGCGCTGGTGTTGTACAAGCGCACAAAGCCATTAGTAACACGGCAATTATTAGCGCCCACAGCAGCCGAAACCTGCTTTTGCAGTTGGTTTCGTTCAGTCGAAATTTGCTCAATTTGTTGGACATAAGTTGCGACCATCTGGTCACCACGTTGCTGAATATCATTTTTTTCCTTCTGCGCTTTTAAACTAGCACCTTGAATTTCTGATATATAATAGTTAGAAGTTAGCCGGTAAGCGCCGTATGCGCCAATCAGAATACTGACTAGCGCAATGACAATATAAATTTTAAGGCTGTTGAGTAGGTTTAATAGCATCATGTTCTGTTGCCGCCTTTCCGCCAACCAACACACCACCGCCGCCAAGTAGTGTTCCAAGGCCAATACCCATGTCAGATAGGTTAATTACCCCATTATGGGCCACCTGAATTAAGCTTACTACCAGGTATCCAAAAATACCCACCAGTACGGCAAATCGAGCAATACAATACGTCTCGTTGTCGTCTTCAGTTAAAATATCTTTTAGAAATTTCCAAGTCATTTTTTATCTACTTTGCTATCAAGCTTGTCTTCGATGCGGTGGAGAAGAGTAATAATCTCATCCCACCGATCAAAAAACTCATCTCGGCGCAGGTATTTAGAAGGAATATCAGCCCGAAAGTGGCCATGTTCCTTCTTGATTTCCTGCACTTCGTTCCAGATTTGTTGGCAAAACCAGCCCAACCCCACACAAATAATGGGGATAATTGTATTTATGAGGGATTGGATATCCATTTTGCTTATTTTCCAGTTTCGCGTTTTAGACGTTCTGCAGCTTGGTCAATGGCCAATTGAACAATCGGGCTGATAGTCCCTTTGGGAGCTTGCACCACAACCGGAGCAACTTCTTGCGATGCCACTTCAGCTGCAATTTCAGCTTGCAATTCTTCGACTTTTTGTTCAATTTCTTTAAGAGAGGTAGCCATATTACTCCGCTGCAGGTGGGGTGGGTTCTGCGGCCTGTTGGGCGGCTTGAACCTGGGGAACAGCTTGCTTTTCGATCTTGCCTAAAAGCTCGTGAACTAGCTTGTGTGGCAATTCGCGCAAAGCCGCAATAATCAAGTTAACTTCTTCAATGGTATGTTCTAAACTAATCATAGTTTCATCCTATATTGCGCCACCAAAATGGGGTGGTGGCTTCCCACTATATTATGCAGCAGGAGTGGCCCAAGGCAACGGTTGTGTTACAGGCGACACAGGGGGGTTAGCTAATGAATTCAATTGACCCTGCACATTCGCCTCATAGTTGGCGATACCTTGTTCGCCCAGAGACTCTTGCACCCAACCAATGACTTGAGCTTCAGTCAGGCTTGAATAGGGTTCGAAGCCAGCTTGTGCGTCAGTAACGGGGTACTGGGTGTTGCCACCAATAGATGCGGTGTGGACTGAATCAGTACCAGTAAGCAGCCAGTTGACGTTCACAACGTAGCCAGCGTTTGTGCCGCTAGGCCATTGTTGCATGGAGGTAACTGTCCAAGTGTAAGTTGTTGCCATTTTAAGCTCCTAGTTGAGAATCAATTTGAGATTGGATGTTGTCTTGGTACGTTGCCGCGTAAGTATCAATATCCGCTTGTGTCCAACTTGAAGTTGGTTTTAAGTCTGCGCCGCCAAAAGATACGCTCACGCTACCAGTTGCGGTTTTGCCGTTTGGGTCAGTACCCTGCATTTCAAAGAAGCCGGTGTCAGCATAACCACGCATATTGGTGTTTAAGTGCTTGACAACCCATGTGTATGTATTAGCCATTTTTTTCCTTAGATTGTGAAGAACGAAGCGCCAGCCAATGTTCCAGAAGTGGTTTGCATACGCAAGCTATTAGAAGAGAGGGTGAACGATACTGTTAACCCTGTGCCGTTTGAACTACTTATCACCGTAACCGAACCACTTGCCCAAGCAACCTGCCACCAGCCTTGCGCTCCACCAGATGTGTTGTACATTGTTATGAAGGCAAGTCCACCAATCCCAGATTGCGGAGAAACAGCAGTGGCGGTTGTAGACACACTGGCAATTTGAAGCCGCCCAATGTTTGGATTCCCATCCCCATCAGACAGAACAATGTTGTTGGAGGATGTGCGGATGTCTAGGCCGCCATTGTTTCCAGAATAAGCACCAAGAATTGTGTTCTTTGAGCCTGTGGTAATGTTGGAGCCTGCACCCCCAGATGTACCAAAAACACCATTACCAACTAAAGTATTATTATTACCTGTTGTTAAATTGAATCCAGAGCCGTTACCAATAATAACGTTACCAAATCCACTTGAAAGTGCGTAACCAGCAGCACGACCGATTGCTACGTTATCAGTTCCTGTTGTATTACTATACCCCGCCTGATACCCAACAGCAGTGTTGCTAGAGGCTGTGGTGTTGGCTTGGAGTGCAGATGTACCAATCGCGGTGTTATAGCTACCAGTCGTATTTGATAATAAAGAAGCAGAACCCAGCGCAACAACTGAATCACCAGACGTATTTGCGGCTGCTGCACTTGTGCCGATAGCCGTTACATTGTTTGCATTATTTGCATATCCGGCTTTATAACCAAACAAAGAATTACTTGTACCAGTTGTGTTTGTATATCCTGCTTGATAGCCTACAGCCGCATTGTTAGAGGCGGTGGTGTTGTTATAAAGGGCTGAAGTGCCAACAGCAGTATTAGAACCACCAGTTGTGCTATTCAACAGGGTCTGACTGCCAACTGCCACGTTGTTAGTGCCGCCAGTACCACCAGACGTATTGCCATTTAAAGCAGAAAATCCTAGTGCCGTGTTACTGCCGCCAGTTTGCCAAAAACCAGCTTGATAGCCTACAGTAACAGAGTTGTTATTTGTAACATTGCTGTATCCAGCCTGATACCCTACAGCCGTGTTGTTAGAGGCTGTGGTGTTGGAGTACAAAGACTGATACCCTACTGCTGTGTTGTTAGAGGCTGTGGTGTTGGCATTTAGTGCTTGAAGACCGATGGCGGTATTGCCGCTGCCGGTGGTATTGGCAAATAAAGAATTTGCACCAAATGCGGCATTATTTGAGCCGGTAGTGTTGTTTTGAGCGGATGCGTTACCGACCGCAGTATTAGCACCACCGGTAGTATTGCTGTACAAGGCGTTTTGACCAACCCCAGTTAGGGTAGCGCCAGTTGTATTGTTAAAAACGGATTGATAGCCAACCGCTACGTTGTTGGATGCCGTGGTGTTGGAATAGAGGGCTTGAGTTCCAACGGCGGTGTTTTGACCGCCTGTGGTGTTGAAGAATAAAGCAGAACTTCCTATGCCTACGTTGTATGAACCCGTTGTGTTGGAATATAAAGAATTGCGGCCAATAGCAATTACATCGGTTGCACTTGTAGATGAATACAATGCAAGTGAGCCTATTGCAACCGCATTACTGCCAGTGAATGTACCAAAACCCGACTGAAAACCTACAAAAATACTATTTGTGGCAGTAGTAACACCAACACCAGCTTGGTATCCGCTGAATACGTTTTGATTGCCGGTTGTGTTGTTGTAACCAGACTGATACCCTACAGCAGTATTGTTAGAGGCTGTGGTGTTGGAAAAAAGCGCAGCATTTCCAAATGCAGTGTTAAACCCACCTGTTGTATTTGACTGAAGGGCGCTCACACCAGTTGCACTGTTATATGACCCACTGGTGTTGTAATACAGCGCATTCAGACCAACAGCAACATCTTGTGCGCCTGTTGAATTTGTCGTCAAAGCACTAGCACCCACAGCAGTATTTGTAGAAACACTACCAGCCCCTTGACCCACAGTCAGTCCGTGGATAGAGGCGTCATTGGCAAGGGTCAACGATGTGCCGTTGAAGGTCATGTTGGCCGAGCCAGCCAAGTTCCCCGAACTGTTGTATTGAACCTGAGTGTTCGATCCACCGGCAATACCTGCACCGCCAGCACCAGCCAACACCTTGATCGCTGAACCAGTGTTGTAGTAAAGTTTTCCATCGGCGTAATTTATAGCCAACTCACCCACAGCCAAGTTGCTAGTAGTAGGAACGTTGCTGGCCGTGCCAGACTTAAACAAAATAATGGGCGTGTATCCAGTTTGTGCCATGTTTCTTCCTTAGAAAGTTCCGCCGTTGATGCCGCCGGTAATCGCGTTTGATGTTCCGTTATAAGTCAACCCAGAGTTGACCGTAATGCCATTGTTGCCCGATGTGGCTGTCACAAAGGCAAGATAGTTGGTTGTCGCACTACCCGTTGAGGTCGCCACATTGGTAGCATTCGTCGCTGTGGTAGCCGTTGCAGCATTACCACCAATACTCAAGCCCGATGCCGTGCCAGTAATGTTTGTACCAACCAACGTGCTGGGTGTGCCCAAATTAGGCGTCACCAGTGTTGGCGATGTGGCCAACACCACACTACCAGAACCCGTGGTTGATGAGCTGGACGCTGCAGTCAATTGCCCTTGAGCATTGACTGTGAAGTTACCAAGCGTATAAGAACCAGCAGTTACAGCTGTGTTGGTAATGCTAAACTGTGTGCCTGTAAGTGTCAGCCCCGTACCGGCTGTATATGAACCCGCGCCAGCAAACTGCACCCAAGTAACTGCAGTAACGCCCAACGTGCCGCCTGGGTCAACCGTACAAACCCAACCTGTGTCGGCCTGCAAAGTGCCTTGTTCAACCCACACATAAGCAGAAACCAATTGATTCCATGTGTTGGCGTCACTGGAGCGGGTCCATGCGCCTGAAGAAGACACATAAATGCCGTTATTTGCTGCGGTTGATTGGTTCTTAACCAACACACGGCTTGAAGACGTTGTAAAACCGTCAATTGTCTGCTCACCAGACAGCGTGATGTTGGCTGTTGTAGCAACCAAAACCGGCGCTTTGGTATTCAAACCTTGAGCGACGGAGTCAACATACTGCTTAGTGGCCAACTGCAGCGCCGACACGGGATCTTGCGTCACCGTCACGCTGGTCAAGCCAGCAAGCGTTGAAGCCGTAGCACCCAACGAAATTGCTGTTGAACCAATCGTCACCGAACTGTTTGCCAACTGAGCGTTGGTAATAGTGCCGGATAGCGATGTTGTGGGGATTGTGGTGCTTGCTGTGGTTGCACCCGCGCCATTACCATACAAATAGCCTGTGAGGCCCAACGCCAAGCTATTCAGTGTGGCAAGGCCTGTGGTACTCAGCGTTGTAAAAGCGCCCGTAGAGGCCGTTGAAGCCCCTATTGTGGTCCCGTTGATTGAACCACCAGTAATCGTGACGTTACTAAATGTGCCTGCTGCAGCCCCCTTTGAGGCCAGCACTTGAATAGTATTGGTGTTGTCTTTGTAAAAAAGCTTACCATCAGTGATATTGATGGCCAACTCAGAACCGCTTGAGCTGTTGGTTAGACTAGAAGCAACTGGTGAATTTCCAGAAGTACTTGATGCGTATAACAGGATGGGCGTATAGCCAAATTGTGCCATTTTTATTCCTTAAAAAGCTCCGCCACCGATGCCGGTAGTAGCCGTTAAAATTAGGCTAGAAAATCCGCCTGTTGATGGGTTGTATTGCAATTTAGTAGACGAGGTGTACTCGGTTGTCACATTGCCGCTTGTAGCGCTTACAAACACAGGATACCTCGTTGCGTTTGTGGTTGTATCATCTTGCAACGTCACATTACCACCAGGCGCACCTTGTGGAATACCAAAATTAAAAATTGCGTTGGATGTTGTACCCACATTCGTCACAGTGGGTGTTGCGCCGTAAGGCAATGTGGTTGCTGTTCCAGCTGTTAGCGTTGCTGCAGCACCAGTAGCGCCGGTGTCGCCTTTAGGCCCTTGTGGTCCAATCACATAACCGGCATCTGTCATAGCGCCAGTTGAATTGGTCAAAATTAAGTGGCCTGCACCGTTTACAGTTGCAGCAATATAGCCAGGAATTGGGCCAGCAGATGATGTTGTGCCATCGCTGTAGTAAAACACCAAGTAATTACTTGAATTAAACGCAACATTCGTGATCAACTTTCCCGGCGAAATTGCGTTGGCAATTTGGCTGATTTGGACCTGCTTAGTAACGCCGCCTTGGACAATGACTGTTTGTTCATTGCCCGTAACGGTCTGTGCAACAGGAAGTTGGGTTATCGACTGATCAGCCATTTAATTATATGTGAACCCGCCGTTGAAGGTTGCAGTATTAAAAGAGGTTGTCACAGTCACGTTAACAGGACCCGTCACAGCATAAGCTGGCGTAACGGCTGTTATTGTGGTCGAATTCAAAATATTAAAACTTGCGGCATGTGTTCCACCAAACGCCACATTCGTAGTATTGGTAAAATTGTTGCCTTGGATTGTTACGTTTGTACCGCCCGACTTTGTGCCATTGTTAGGTGTCACAGAGTAAATAATTGCAGCCAAAGAGTTGTTTGATACCGCAGTGCTGTTGTAATTCAAGTCGCCCTGAGTATTGCCACTTGGAACGCCTTCAATAAAGATTGCGTTATTACCATACCCGTCTGTAGTTAAGATCTCGTTGGCAGTCAACGCAATATTAACATCAGGACGAGGAAACCGAAGCGCAATGTTTTCAGTTTGACGAGCAGGTAAGCGCCAAGGGTCAAACTTATCTAAATCATCCTTGCATACCCGCATCCCAGGAAAGTTGGGATCTGGCATTAAATCTACATAGGCGAACTTACGGTTACACCTATCACAAATTGCGATAGATAAAACCGAGTTTGCGCGGGTATCAAGGTAGACAGGCATTTAAGTGCCTTACGCTGTTTGACCGTCGAGCTTAATCAACTTACCAGTTACAATAACACCAGCCGCAACAGTGCCTGTGCTTGCAGAAAGTTGCCATTGAATATCGGTTTTTTGCGTATACGCAAAAGGATCCGATGCGCGGTTGGCTGAGTACAAGGAGACAAAAGGTTGTTGTAACACAGTCAATTGAACACCGGTCACGTTGTTTAACGCTTGAACACGATACGTAATAATCACACTGCCAGTGTAGCTATTAGAAGTATTGACTTCTGCTAAATCTAAATAGAAAGTATAACCATTTGGCACAGTAAAAACTGTGCTTTGTGATTTACCAACGCCAGCGTTAATTTGAGCCAAAGTATTAGTGCTTTGCTTGATGGTAATAGTACCAACATTTGTAACTTGGCTAGTGCCTGGAGATGCCATAACCAAACCATTAACACGCAAATAACTATTAACCGTAGTGACACCCGTAGTGCCATTCAAAAACAACGTTTCTGAAATGGGGTTAAAATTAGCATCCAAACCACTAATAAGGACCGATGCGCTGGTATTATCCGACGTAGAATTACTAACTAGAGTCAGGGTAGATGCTGATGTGGGAAAAGTGTAAGTTGAAGCATTTTCCCAAATTGGAATTGGGGTTGTGCCAACGGACGCTTGATAACCAAAAATGCTAACAGTTTGATGACCAGCAATTTGGTTACGAGCAACTTGTAAATCAAACGGCTCATATGCACCCTGCATGGTAACAGAGGGCATAATTGAAGGATGCTGTTGGAGATTTGAGACGAGATTCGATGCCATAATTAATTCCTTATAAGTTAAATCGGGGGCACTAGGCCCCCAAGGTAATTAATTATTGGTTGGTATAACCTTGGCCCACGTTAGTGACCGAACCGTCAAAGTTACGAGCAGAATAGCTAACATCAAACATGCCAGCCAAAGTTCCGGTCACGCCAGAAGTAGTGCCAACAGTGAAGGTAACTTGAACGTCGCTAGTGCCCACGTTGGCCAACAATGCTGCAACAGCTGCAGTAGCAGTGAAAGCAATAGAAATCACGCCGCCAGTGGTGGTGGGGGTAATAGTACCAACGGAAGTGCCGTTAACAGCAACAGTAATAACCATGCCAGTAAAAGCCGAGGGAGCGGTGGTTTCAAACAAGCGCACGTTGGTGATAGCAGCGCCAGCGGGGATCCACACGGGATCTTGGGTAATAGAAGAGCTGCCCGTGCCGTAGGTGGTGATAGCACCAGCTGCGTTAACACCAGAGAAGGTGACTTGTTGGCTGACAGACACTACGCCAGTGTTGTCGGGAGCGATGACGCCGTTGTTCGTGGGGTTGTTATATTTGTAGACACGAATCGGCTGATTGAAAGTAACTGACATGGGTTTTATTCCTATCTAGAGTTTATAGCCCCACTCAGTCGCTAGATCGTCTACTGGGAAGCTCAGTAGTCTGTTGGGGGCAAAATCTTCCTATAACTACTAATGCAGAAATTACGCATTAAATGCCCCAAATATCATACTTGTTTGACTTCTTTATGTTCTCTGCACCTGGTATTACTTGCAAGTTTTCTGGCACATGCAAACCAGACACATTACGGCCCTGTAACGGAATGATGTGATCAACGTGCCAAGGAAACCCAAGCAACTCGGTGCGCCTTTGCGCTAAATGATAGTATTCTTCTATTAACCACAACCCTTCGCTGGTTAGCCAGCATGGTGTGCGTTGCAGCTTGGCTGCGCGGCGTTTTGCTTCTAATGCGGCCCGTTTATCTGGATTTCTAGCAAAATATTCTCGGTTTCTTGCATTGTGGTTTTCGCGGTCTTTTTCTCTGTTTTTTCTATGGTGTTCATGCCGTTTTTCAGGATTAGCCAAAGCCCATTCACGAGAACGTTGTTTGGTAAGTTCCTTATTACGTTCGTACCACTCCTTGCGAAGTCGTTTGGCGTTTTCTTCGTCTCTTGGCATAAAAAAGGCTCCCAACCTTTTGAGTTGGGAGCCAGTATAGCAGATTAATCGGTTAGATTACAGACCTGCAGTGCCATAAATATTTCTGGCATCGTGCCATCCGGTTGCATAACGTTCGGTGGCTTTGTAGCGCATCGAATCAGTCTCAAAGTCTCCCTCCATCGATTTTTCCATAGGACGGCGCATAACGAGCATCAAGCCGTTTTCAGCGTCGGTCTGGATCCACCATGCTTTAGAAGAGCTCAAACGAGTAACCACATGAGCGCCCTTTGGCAACATGCCGGTGGACTTGATGGGGTTCAGATCGTTATCAGCAGTGCCGGAACGCAGAACAGACTTCAAGATAACTTCCGATTGGAATTCCAAAGCGGGAGGAACCACGAGTTGTTCAGCTTTCAGACGGATACGCTTGCCGTTATTGTCAACAGCGCTGCGGATTTGAATCAACAACTGTTCAACAGAAGTTTGGCTCAAAGAAGCTGCAGTAGACAATTGGTTCGAGTAAGAACCGCCGTTAGCGATGGGGTGAGCGCTATTGATCAAAGTAACGCCGTCGCCGCCGATGTAACCGCTGGTGAACGCAAAGTTCAACAAGTTGGCGCACAAGGTTTCCTTGGTTTCAATCATGGATTGAGCCAAGTGTTTAGCGAAGGTGCTGCCGATACGGATATGGTCGCCGTCTTCCATCAAAACTTTGGTCAAGGCATATGCCAAGCCATAGATTTGGTAGATGAAACGGGTGATATACAGCGTACCGCCTTGATCGTACGACACTGGAGTGCCGTCGGGCATTGCGGGAGCTGCATTCATACCGTACAACATCACTTCTTCGTGATAGTTACGGGGAATACCTTGGATTTGTTCAACAAATCCTTTCCATTCATCGTCACGTTGCTCGTAAACACCGTCAAAGACTTCGTTGATAATCGGTTCGACTACCGCACGAAAGTCCGTACTACGCATTGGGGTTGCCATAGCTTATCTCCTTTCGTTAATTAATTAAACCGATACCGAAGCGGCAGCGAATTGGTTGTTGCAGATTTGGACTTGCACGATAGTGTAAGCGTCACCCCAAGCGTTGTTATAACCGCCAGGATAAGCCACTTCACGACCCAAGCCAACCACGCGAACTTGACCTTGGTTGCCGGTACCGACAGAGGTAGCCAACAAAGCAGTGGTCGAGAAGCCAGCGCCGCCGTTACCGATGGAATAACCGTCAGTCACAGTAGAACCAGTGGCGGTGTCAAAATTGTACTCAGTACCAATAGCTGCAGTAGTAGCAGAACCGTTAACTTGAGCTTCATACACCAATGCGGGATCAGAGAAGATCCAGAACAAGATATTGGTAGAAGCGTCCAAGGTGGTTTTGGAAGCATACTTAGCCACGGAACGACGGCCATCAGAGTTGGTGTACTCGACGCCATCAAACACACCGAACACTTTACCGGAGCCAGAGCCCGAAGCGTTTTGTGCGGCGATAGTCAATTGACCAGTGGTCGTAATGGCCACGGGTTGGAATTGAAAGAAAGATTGGCCAGAAGACAGCGAGTAAGGGGCGGTATAGGTAACGCCAGCATTGTAGGTATTAGTACCTGCAAATGCGGTAGCGCGATCCAAACCACTTGGATGGTACACTGGCTTCAGACCAAAGGGTTGAAATACTGTAGACATATTTTTCCTTTGTTATTTTTGAAGTTTGTTAATCGAAACGAACGTTCATACCGTTCGCTCGTTTGGTTTCCTTTTCCATTTCCAGAACACCGCCTTCAAGAATTGAGCGCCCGCCTTTTCCAGCCTCTGCAGCGCCACGGACTTGGTCCATAATGCTACGTTGGTGTTGAAGCGGATCTTCCAAGTGGAACATTTTCATCACTTCTTGATAGATGTCTTCTGGTAATTTAAATAAAACCATTTCGTTACAGCTAACACAGCCTTCAAACTTGCCCGAGCTCATCTTACCTAGCGATTCAAAGCCAACTCCGAGTTCTGCGGCTTTCACTGGTTCATAACCCAACGCCATGCGTTTGTCGATACTGTCATATGTGTTGGTTGTTGACAACCAGCACAAGTGCATTCCGGGGATTAATCCCTTTGGAATGTCTGGCAAAGCAGAGTTTTGCCATTTATCTCGGAACGCTTCGAGGCGTTCCCGTTTAGATAACTCTTCAGGATTTTCGGTACGTTCACGGGCTTCATGCGCTCGTACAATCAAACGATCATCCACATCTCGTGTAATTCTTGAATTAGACATTTTATTTCTCCTTATGCGTTACGGTTTTCACGGTCAAATTTGGCGTAGGCTTTAATCATTCGAGCCCGTGCTGCTGGATTATCCCAAGCACCGGCATCTTTGATTGCCTGAACACGATCACGACTCAACGTGATGGTGTTTGCTGACTTCACACTAGGGCTGGCAGTTCTGCCATTAGCCTGTGGGCCAGCATTACGCTGTTGTCCCGTTTTACCTGCATAACGATGCGGCAAACGTGCCTTCAAACGATTATCTAACTCATCCCAATACTCAGAGTCAGACGGATCCCATCCATCTGCTGCTAATTCTTGGTCAATAACCTTGGCGATCTTGGAATCAGTATCCTTTGCACCAGGGTCATACCACTTATTTTTGTTTAGCCAAGTTTGTGCGTTACGCTGTACCTCATCAGACACAGGGTTAGGCACATTTTGTTTGGGCCTTTTAGCTTCTTCCAATTGTTGTTTTTTCAACGCTTGGACTTGGCTCAAACGAGTCTTCGCATCTTGCAATTGTTCCAAGTATTGAACTTGGCCAGCTGCATTATTCTGTTGCGAGGCCTCTAACAGTTTCATTTTGGCATATTCAACACGAGTTGCCTCGTCTTCAATCGCCTTATCCACTTGAGCAAACT